CGACTCGATCCAGTTCCAATGCCAAAGTTTCCTCGGCCATCTGTTCCTGTTGAACACTTTTTTCTAATTGCCCATCGGATTTATAAAAGTCTGCAACGCAGGCTAATAATAAATATCTCTCTAAAAATTGTGGGAGATCCGTTGTGCCTGTTCCATAATCGTTTGCCGGTACTTGATTACCCACAACAAATACAGATGTCTGTGTCGAGTTGGCGGGCAGAATTAAATAACCATTGATTAATTGATATTCGAGCAGGATTGCGGTCCTGTCCGTAAGTGGGTTTTTAGTGTATACCTGGTAGACATCTAAAAGGTCGGATGCATTGTCGATCTGTACCGCTTTGTCGGCCACTATCGGGCTTGTGACTGCGGCCACAGTCTTCTCGACTACTGTCTGTACATCAGGCCATTTTGCCCGTGTCCATGCCCCTCTGATACGATCATTAAGGCTGTTCTTGAGCGATGTTTCTTCCTGAAACAATAAAGCATCAAGTCCAATCGCTGATTGGAATCTACTCTTGAAATCGTTGTAGGAAATAGTCCTCAATGTTTTACCTTAACTTCGGGGTTTGATTTCTCGAAGTCTTTGACGAATCCTTTATCGCCCCAGCATCCTGGTCGCTCCTGTTGGTGTCTTAAATAAGTCGCAGTATCTGTCACTCGTTGAAGGCGAAAGTTTCCTTTGCCTCCCTCAAGGGATTTAGCGGCTCGGCGAGCTTGCTCCTGGCGTTGGGCATATCCCTTCTTTTCCCGAACTACTGCCTGCTCGTTTGCTTTTCTCATATAGTAAGCCACTTCTTCCGTAGAGTTTCCACTCCGCTTACCTCCTTTTACGATGATATTAAGACTCATATTTTAAAAAGAAAAAGGGAGCCAGCCTACCCCTAAGCTGGCTCCCCATTTTATGAACACATGAAACAAACAATTACTACTAATTGATTGAAGATTGATTAAACAATAGAACCAAGTGCGCGAGGGTTTGCTACTCGAAGAGTAAGCATTGCCTCGGAGATTGCTCTACGGCCAGCACCGTTGTCAGGAAGGTCGTTCACAGTAATTCCTTCGAGGAATTTAAGGGATACATTGTCATCGTCAGAAATCAAGTATGCACGATTTGAGTTGATGACTCCTTCAGCGGTGTCTGTGCCTGCGGTGAGTTTACCACCGGAAACATAAGCACCATTACCAGCTACTCCACTAAGTTGGAAAGTATTGGCAGTTTTACCTGCTACTGTATGAGTGCCGTTAGCCGCTGTGTTACCAACTACTCCACTAATAGTGACCTTGTCACCATCGGCAAATCCATGACCATTGCAGGTCACTACGATTGGGTTGGCGTTAGTTGCACCTGTGACAGCTTGGGAAATTCCACGACCGCCGTGAAGCATAGGAATGATGTCGATTGAACCGAAATCTGAGATGAAACTAAGTACAGAACGAACCAAAGTTTTTCCGCTCACATCTTGAGTGAAGGAATAAACTGGGTTAGTCGCAATAGCCGCACGGGTGTAATCGGTGATCGCATTCATTACCGCAGGGCCAGCAAAAAGTTTGTACTCCCCTTTAGCTCCACTTGCTTCGTAAACTGCTTGAAGAAGTCCACGAAGACCTGATTCTGTCAAGTTTGCGAAGTCTACCCGTGATCCACTTACTGCACGGAATCCTTGTTTTAAAGAAGTATTAAAAGTTTCCCCAGTCGCTTCAGGATCACTCCATTTGCCTAACCCACACAATAAACTTCCAGCAGAACTAGAACCAGCGGCTTGGTCAGTTGAGGAACCAATAGCAGTCTCGATTGAGCGCTTGAGTTGGATGAGGGATTTTGCCTTTGAAGCGTTGTACAATCCGTTCTGGCCATTAGGTGCTACATCTACCATCTCAGCTTGGCGAGATACAGAAAAGCGGTCCTGTAGGGTTTGGATTCTGTTGCCCAAACGAGCGCGAGAATTTACCAAGTCGCTCATGTCGCTAAGTGAATAGTCAACTCCGTCAACTTGTCCTGAAATGGATGGGTCGGCGAGGCTATCTACTAACCATTCGTTGAGAGTCGCTTTAGGAGCGGCGGATTGCGGGAGGAAACTGAACAGAGGTGTCTCTGTAGGTTCCACAGTTTTTAGAAGTGATTCTAAGTTTTCTCTAGCGCCTTGAACGCTAGTTACATTATAGGATGTTGCTTGAGCCATTTTGGTATAAGATTTTGAATTTTAATAATAAAGTTTAGTCGCTAAGAAAGGCGGCTAGATCGGTTACCGAGAGATTGCCTTGGCGCTTGATTTGATCTTTCTGTTTCTGTTTCCGAGTATTGGCATTTTCCACCGGTGGTGAGGCGTTGCCTCCATCGGTAGGTGGTGGACTCTTTGGCTTGATCGCTTTCTTTTTAGGTGCGGTCTTTGCCTTTTGGTCCGACTTGATTGCTTCAATCCCTCTGACGAGAGTTGCGGCTATAAAGTCACCATTGGGAAGATTTTCCAGGACATGGCCGTATTGGCTTTTAAGTCCTCCGAATAATTCTTTCCGAGCTTCTGCTGATTCATCGTCCTGGTTTAACCAAGGATGTGTGGCTATGGTATCCTGTTGCCATTGAGATTTTTCCTGTAAGTAGTTCTGCCTAGCTGGAATCTTTTCGGTAAGGTACTCGTCTGCCTGAGTAAGGATATTTCGGATGTCATCATCTGAATATTCTTTTCCGTCAACTTCGACATAGTCTTTCCCGATATTCTGTAGGGCGAACTTCTTGGCGGCTTGGGCTTCCTTTTGTAACTTCTTCAAGTCTTCAAAGTTCTGAACATTTTCAAGTTCAGGTTGGCCGGTTGCTTGCTCAGTAGGTTGGCTATTGGATTTAAGGGATTCGATCTCGGCTTTAAGTGCATCTGCATTTTCTTCAGCAGACTTTGCTCGGGCAGTTAGTTTATTAACTTGCTTGAGCAGTTTACCTACAGCTTTTGGCGGTTCCTCTTCGGACTCCTCCTCGATCTCTTCATCCTCTTGCTCGGTTTCTTCTTCGGTATCTTCTTCCTCTTCGGAAATAGACTGGGAAAGAACATCTTCTTCCGATGCTTCTGCTTGCTTGGAACTCTCGGGAGTTTCCACGCTTGCCTCATCGTCAGATGCCTTCTGGTCACTTTCAACTTGATCGACAAAGGATGCCGCCAAATCTTCCATGCTCATTGGGCTTTGCGCTTGATTGTCTTCTGCTCCCGTGGATTCAGCCGGAGCCTCGCTAATAACTGTTTCTGCCATAATTTCTCTGCGTTTAAAGAGTTCGCACTCTCTTGTATTGATCTGCGCAGTAAATACACTCCGCCAATGACAATTATATCAGATAAAAATTAGGATTATTCAGGAAATTTTAAATGCGTTCCAGTTGTCCTGAAACTCTTCATACTTGGCTTTTGATTTAGTATTGTGAGGATACAAACTTATGCGGATTGCGTTATCCAAATCCATACAGGGTATGATGTACCATTTATCTAAAGGTTCGACATAAGCCGCTAAGGTATCAACCTTTGAACAGTCTATGGTTTCTTTTACCTTCCTGCCTGATGCCGAGGTAATCATATAGCGGCCAAGTCCTTTACCCCTCGAATCATGCAATAAAGTTGCTGTGCCTTTTATTTGAACTCGAAAGGTACGACCTGCCGAGTTCATGACGATACAATCCTGTGGCAAATAGTCGCCAAGTGGAGTGAAAACTTCTAAGCCATTCTTTAGGGCATCTAAAAAAAACTGCTGTTCGTAAAGGCTACCCGCCCTCTTCATCTTCGCTCTCAAAAATGAAGATATCATCATCAAGCCATTCGTTCAGATCGTTCATGGCAATCTTTGCCATTTCTAAATCATCGATGTCCGATTCTTCGATCCATCGATTCAATAATGCACGATGCTCGTTTTTAAACTGTTGATGGGGGGTCTCGGTCATCTTCCTCATTTTCAATACAACTTATTAGCCTACTTAGCCCAGCAATCTCACCCGATAGACGGGCAAGTTTTTGTGGATTATCAACATGGTTATAATCCTGAAAGTCTACCAAACAGGAGTCCCTCTGTTCCTTGATGAATTTCTTGACGAATTTCCATTCTGTTTGGTCGTTAAGACCGGCAATAGCATCAGATAAATTCATGCTTTTTTCTTCTTCTTGGTTTGCGAGGCTTTGATGGCTTTTGCTGTTGGGTAGTTTTTACTACCAGGCTTATTCATCCGCTCACCCGAGCCTGACTTAATGCGTTTCTTTTTAGAGGCGATATTCGCCCATAGTCCTGATTTCTTTTTATTCATTACATTGAACTGGCTGGAACATTTCCAGGTGCGGTCCCGAGTTGACCAATTAGCGCGTTCCTTTGTTGGGCTTGCTGTTGCTCGAGCTGACCAGCATATGTCTGTAGCCTCTTCGCGAAATTCTCGTCCTCCTGCATCCTTTTTTGGATGTCTGTGGCTGGAATTTCGTCCGTTCCTGCCAAATATTGTTGCAAGAATTGTAAACGAAGTTGGAAATTTGCTCCTTGTGGTGCATTGACCACCTGACCACTAAAGATTTTAGCGAGATCCGCAGATGTTTCCTTAATCTCCTTATCAGTTGCCTCTTCAGCAGGTGCAATTAATTGACCGGCAAGGTTTGGATCGATTGCTTCAATTACCTTGCGGAGATATACATCGTACCTCGCTTGGCCCTGGCGATCATACTGAGACATTAGCTTACCTACTGTGTCCAGCTTCTGAAGAACCTTCTCCTCGTCCTGATTCATCGAGTTCCATGAAATATTAAAATCATACAACTCAGCAGTTTCATCCAAGATTAGCTGTGCGCCTTGCTCGTTATTGGTGACCCGAAACCAAACCATTGGTCCCGAATAAGTACGATCCAAGCACCATACACGCTTTAAAACTTCCTTCCATCCACTCAACCAACAATTAACAAGATGCTGTTTTAACGCATTTGCTTCCACCGCATCTTCAGGACCAGTCGCCCGACCGGTTATGCGGTTACAAAGTTGACGAATTTCCATCTCCACCTGTGTCGATGCTGGTGAGTAAGGCGGGATTTCCATAAAACCTACTTCGCCTCTTCGCCTAACTGCAAGTTGCGCCCCAGGCCCAAGGCGTTCAGGTCGCCTACCAATTTGATACTCAACAGGAGGCATTGTACTCATCGAAGCCCGGTCGCGCCTAGAATCTTGTTCTGTTTTCACGGCCGCCTGATAACTCTTTAACAACTCAGGGTATCCCCGAGAGTCCAATAACCGATGGTTTAAATGCTCTCGCGTGATACATACGAATGGATATCTGCCCTCATCATACCCGACAGGTTCATGGAAACCTGCTTCTTCCATTTCGTCCGTCCAACAGGTCTTAATAACGATTGGGCAATCATCCTCGTCCAATTCCTTGCGGTAAGTGGTAACAACTCGGATTAAACCCTCATAACTCTGAGTCGAATAATCATTTCCATAGTTAAAATTACTGTAAGATTCCTCCTCAAAGAAGTCTTTTGCCTTTTCGATAGCTCCATCTATCCACTTAGCATCCCAGCCCTCATTTACCTTCTGCTTTAACGCTTCAGGAGTATAATAATGGATACAATGGATAGAACGGGCGGACTCTAGATCGATGACATTACTATCCACGATTAATTCACGCCCAAGCTCATACGCTTTTACTGCCGGACGATTTACCACCATCTTTTCAGTCGGTATTTCTGTCTCACCAGTCTTACGAAGCTCGTTGAGCATCTTCTTAACCCGTCTTTTCTTTAACTTAGGGAACATAGGATAGAACATTTCCTCGACTCCCTCCTTCATTTCAGGGTCTTGTATAGCCATTGCTAGTTCGGGCGATTGTTGGGCAATTTCTTCCAAACTTAATGGTTCAAACTTACGAGTCTTTTCCTGTTTCCAGTAAGTGCCAAAGAAAGTCAGTCCGTTCTGAAGTAAATAATTAGCACCGATGGCTGATTCTCTCATCAGTTCATCCATAGTCCCCATTCGCCACTTCAAAAATTCACTCACTAACTTAGCCGATGCTATGTCACCGCTCTCCACAGGCGCGGCTACCAGGTTAGCCTGTGTGAGGGCCTGCGTGAGAGTCGCCACATCCCCATCGATTAAGGGATTTACAACATTGGGGTCCAAGTCGCTGCTCCCTGGGAAAGGAAAGGCATCAGGTCCACTCTTCTTGCCGTCACCTGTTTTGCCTGCCCACTCATTAAATCGAACCTCCCGAGCATCCTCGGCTTTGTCCATCCATGATGATAAATTTGCTTTTGCCCGTTCAAACTCATGCTTCAATTCATCAACATCGGGCTTTTCTTCGTATAATTGTACTTCGTTTTCCATTTTTCTAAACTTACTAGTTTAACATTTTATTTCTTAATTTATCCAAGGCTTGTTGCTCGATCCGTTGGAGCGATGTGAACCCAATCCCCACAAATTCCGAAATCTCCTGTAGGGTTAAGGGTTCAGGCTCCTCACCGCTGGCTAAAGATTCAATCCCATGCTCGATGACCATTTCACGAAGCATCATATCGATCCTCCGATCCTTATCTTCCGATGTCTCACACCAATCTGTACAGCTCGTCATTGCCTTCCACCTTCTTGACCAAAACCATGCTGTTTGGCTGGTGATTATCCTGTGGCCTCTTCACGCAAACCCCTACACCTTCACGATCCTTAAAGAATATACGCATCAAACGAGGATTGGGGACTGGTCCAAGCACCCTAGCCTCTTCGTATTTAGGTAATTCAGGCACAACCTCCTCCTTGGGCTGTGGGGGAGGCTCAGAGGGCTTCATGTCCTCTCTGTACACCCTTTGTACTGTTGCCCGACTGAAGCCTACAAGCTTCGCTACTTCAGGCCATGTATTCCCGGTCTCCCGAAGCCAAACTATTTCTTTACGATGCCGAGGCATCACCTTTTTAGATTTCATAATTTAATAACTCCCCCCGCCTGAAGGTAAAAAACTCTCCTGATCATGGTACTCGAAATTCCCAATGGAAAAATACCGGATATTATCTACAAAATCTTTACTCGGACATTTTAGCCCAGCACTTGGCTGGTAAGCCTGCATACAGCTAATTAAATTCTGACATTCATCCGAGAACATCAATCTTGGCTTGTTATCCAAATCCATTGGCTTGTCCCGATCCCATGCCAGTAAATTATTGATTGCCTGTAAGCCCGTCTCGATATCTAGAGCCTCAGCGGGGTGAACGATGATATCTTCATCCGTTAAATCATCTATGATATTGGAAGATCCTTCCGATTTCTGATAACTTGCCGCCCCTAAACGAGGGTCGATAATCCGTACAACCTCATTATCCCCACATATCTTTTCCATCCTCCTAATTTCATCCGCATAATCCTTCAATCCATACCCATTCGGTTGGGCGGCCTCGCCGGCAGACAGTTTATCCTTAGTCAGATCAATCCATCCACCCCATGTGTCAAAGTCAGGAAACTCTTTA